GTTACACACTTACCTGCTGTTACAGCAGCTGCTGCTAATCTACCATAAGCATAAACAGAATTACCATAAAGCAATCTGCTTCCTAAAGGAAACAGTTGAGTAAGTCCTGAAGTAAAAGGGTCTACTGTACCGTATTGGCTTCCGCCTTTACCTACGATAAGGTCAGCAGGTCCATATCCTGTTGCTGCTGCGTATTGAATGTGTTCACCAGCATCAGTAAAGATATTACCATCTGCGTTGATTACCAACCCATCTGTTATCGCACCTGTTGTTGAATTTGTATCAATGGTTTTAAAACCATTTTCGGACCTGACCGGTCCACTGAATGTCGAATTTGCCATAATCTTTTCTCCTGAAAAAATAAGTTCTATCGTCTCGGCTTGTCTGCTAGGTCAGTCGATAAAACAAATATAATTATCCTAGTAATTATACTATATCAGAAAAAATTGGGGTGTGTGTAAATAAAGTGGGCGGGTTGAGTAAGAAACCCCCGCCCGGGTTCCATTTAAGTTAAGTTAACCTATGCTCCAGGGCTACCAAAGACACAACGCGGATCCGAAAATCCGAATGAGTATCTTTCTCTAGCCTTATAGCGAACATTACCTGTGTCAAAATCAGCTTCCATTGAAGTTCTAATTGGCGAACGATTAAACATTTTAAATCCGTTCGGGCAATCAGTCTTAATGAAAAAAGCATCAGTGTCGGTAAGGTAATGATTCACAGTGTAACCTTCTGGGACCATGCCCATGTTACGCATTGCGTTTATATCATTATCCGAAGTTCCGACTCTGCCTGGTGTTTCCAACAATCTGTCAGCAGTGAACTGTAGCTCTTTAGGAATGATTAATTTCACTCCTTGTAGTGCTACTTTTAAACCACGCTCGTCTGTAAAAGCTGCAATATCAATTAATGCTTGTTCTAATGAAGTTTCGCTTAGATCAGATGCGGTAGAAAGTTCATTACGCAAATTAGGTCCACCCACAGTTGGGTGATCCGTTGCGCAAAGCTCTTTTCCGTCGCCGCCGACAAAACTTGATGAGAATGCATTGTTTAATACTGAAGCCGCTTTGACTTGCTTGGTGTTCGACATGCTACGAGCAAGCGCGCGAGTGTATCTAGCCGACAATCTGTCGTATAAATTATCCTCGACCGCTTCTTCGGTGATGCTGAAAGCCAGTGCTATAGTTTCGTGAGAGTAGCGTGATGTGAAGGCCTCTTGAGCCGAATCAAATGCCACGCCTGCCCCTTCTGATTTAACGGGTGCTGCATCGAAGCCTGATAACATTACTTCTTCTTCGAAAGCACGGTCACTAGATTCGGTTTCATAAATTTCTTCATGTTCCCTATCATAACGATCGTATTCGAGTCCGAATAACGCATTCAGTCCTGGAAGCAATTCTTTAACTAATTGTGCTCTACTAATAGCCATTTCAAATTACCTCTTAAGTTCCTGCAACAGGACCTCTGTAAGCATGTTCGTTAATTTGTACTACCAAATTAGCGTTATCGCTTGCGAGATCTCCGTTTGAATCATCTTGGACAACTCCTACTATTTTAAGCTGAAGTGCTTGAGTAGTTGCTATGGTGCTAGAGTCTAGTTCGCGAGTGGAGACGCCAGTTGTTGCACTACCACCTATGCCATCTGTGTCAGCATTTCTGCCGATACATGTGACTGCCGAAGCACCATCCGCTTGTACAACAAACAATTGATTTGGGTCGTCATAAACGAAAACGTCTATATCGCCGCCACCAAGTGCCGTAGTTGAAGCTGGATAATTATTCGAGTAGGTAGGAGTACCGTCAGTAGCAACGTAATATACATGTGAAAACACACCAACATTGTTAGCAGAACTAACTGCTGAACTGTTAATATATCCACCTGCAAATATAACTAAATCGCCTTGGTATATGGCTGTGCCATATCCTGAAGGGTCAATATTATATTTATTTGCTTGCTGAACGGCTGAACCGACATTTAGACCTTTATAAGGTCTTAAGCCAAAGGCTTTGTCTACATTTGCCATTTTATTCCTCTAATTCCAAGAATTATTATAAAAGGACTCTTAGTTCTTAGAACCTTGAGTCCCACCAATTGTTACGCGAGATTGTCTATCGGGTCTATTGATAGACATACTAGGGTGACTCTCTTTCATCATGTCGTTATCTACAGCGTCCATCTGGTTCTGCGTTTTATCCGCAAAATATTTGGCTCTTTCCTGTATAGTCTCGACAGGGATTCTACAAAGAATCAATCCCCCAACTCCTATCACTCCTTCAAACTTACCATTACTAACAACGGGAGAATCGAAGTCTGGGTATTCGTCTGCTCTCACAGGAACCCATCCTTCACGAAGTCTAGCCATAACGTTTTTTGAATCGTCTTGGCCTCTGATTTCCATTCTTACCCATCTGTGTGAATAACCGTCAGGTGGTGTAGGTGCGTCCAAAGCGGACGGTGGAGCCCAAGGTTTACGTGAGGATTTCTTCTCACGAGTTTGGGCTTCGCGTGGTTCTCGACTTTCGTCTTTATTATTATTTTTATTTGTCATGTTAACTCCACGTTATTCAACATATTTCGCGTACTCTTCTAAAGGCACACCCAATTTATTTGCTATCGCAACCTGTGAAGGTGTGAGTCTCACAGTTTTGCGCCCAGCTTTAGCACTGCGTTTAGCAGGGGCTACCGCCTGAGCGGGTCGGTTCATTTGCGTGATTTCTCTGTCAAATTTGTCAGGGAAGTCATCACGAATTCTTTTATTAACTTCACTATAGTACTCATTACTCGTGGCGTCAAACCCTTCGTTCATGAGATCTTGATGAATTACAAAAGAAGTCATAGTCATAGCACGATCATTTCCAAACCAAGGATTGTCTTCTGCCCAAGATTGAGCTTTAGGATCTGGTTCAGGTTGTGGTGCAGGCTGCTGTTGAACTTCTTGATTAAACTGTTGTGGTGCTGCGACCTGTCCAGTTTTGGCAGATCTTTCTTGATTCAAGGCTTGTACACGTTGAGCCTCGACCGCAAGGGCAGCTAGTTTTTGTTGTGCGTTCGTTTGTGAGTCTACGTCGGCTTCTTCGTTTGCTTTTCTTAATACGTTCTTCGTTGCTTCGGTTTCGGCAGTAATTCTATTTGCTTCCGCAATTATATAGTTACCATCGAGATTCGTTTTTTGTTCTTGTAAACTTTGGTTCTCGGTGTATACGTTTTTAGCGTATGCAGTGGCAGCTTTTTCACGACGCTCTGCTTCACGAAGTTTTCCTGTAAGTTTGTCAATACGTTTCTTGACTCCCTTACTGTATTCTTCATGTTCATTATCGTCTCCAACTACTACTTCAGGGTCTATGACTTGTGTTAGTCCTTCTTCCAACAACGGCTTTTCAGGCTGTTGAGTTGTAATAGGTAAACTAGAGTCTTCATCTATTTCTATATCTACTTCAGGACCTGTATCATCTAATGGTACAAGTTCTTCGCCAGATTTTTTATTAAGGTCGGGCATGGTTCTTCTCCATGATTATTAAAATTGATGCAAAATTGCTTCTGGGTCAGGTACTGTGGCGATAATTTCATCATCGTTCAGTAGCTTTATTTCTCCGCCCTGTATCTGTATGCGAGAACCTGAGTATCTTCCGATCAATACCCAATCTCCTGCTTTACACCAAGGGCCACTAGAAAATCTTTTTCCGTCGTACGCTTGTGGTCCGACTTTTAATACATAGCCTAAAACGGTTCCAGCTTGTTGCCTTTCCATTGTGTCACTTGTTAGAACAATACCGCCGTCGGTTTGTCCTTGGCCCCTGTACGGTAATATCATAATTCTCCACCCAGTAGGTGAAGGCAATTGTTCGAGTAGTTCTGAGTCTAATTTTTCAGGATTAAGCGTTGTTGAATCTTCTTTTTTCTTTCCTGCATCGTAAGCTTTTTGAAGAGGGGCTTTTTGTTCCTCTTTCTTTTTCCATTCGTCTTCCATAGCTAAGTTACTTGGACTAGGTGTCATAAGATATCTCCTGGTTTTTTAATAAAGTTTTTATTTCTTCGCGAGCGTAATTAAGCGCAGTTATTTGTCCAGTAAGATTTCGATAATGCTCCCAGTCTTTTACTTCACCGTTAGTCATCATTTCTTGGATTTGCTGTTCTTTGGTAGCTATTGCGCGCATTACAGCAGTCGCGAATTGTATTATGTCGATGTAGTCGTCCTCGGTGATTGATAGCCCGCATTAAACGTTTCCATTGCTGTGGGTTGGTCTTGTGGTGGCACAAAATTTTGTAGCGGAGCTGGGACAGGAATACTTGTTATTCCGCCCATATCTGGAATGCCTGCGTTTCCGTATGGGTTAGATTGATATTGTCCGCTCACATAAGGATTGTATCCCATGGCTGAGCCTCCTACCACATAATTTTGAGATGTTTTGTTTAATTCGGCTTGTGCAGCGGCTTCTGCTTCTGCTGAGGCCGTTCCTTCCGCTTGCATAGCGGCTATCATTGCTTCGAGTTCTGTCATAAAACCATCTTCCGTTCCGTCGCCTGTTCCTGTTCCGTCGCCTGTTCCTGTTCCTGTTCCGTCGCCTGTTCCTGTATCAGTTCCGTCAGTAGTCTTAAGGCTCCACCCAGTTGCCATATCGAAAACAAAGTCTCCAGAATTTATAGCTGTTGCTGCATCTGGGTAGCCGTACTCAGACCACCAATTGGGAAGCGTAGTTCCTGTTCCTGTTCCTGTTCCTGTTCCTG